TGGGTAATAGGCAAATTCGTTGAAAGTGATGGGGCAAAGGTGGGGCACTCGGCCCGGCTGATTTTGCAATGGGCGCAAGGTTAACACGCGAGGTTGGGGGTTCGCAGTTCACATCAATATAGGTAGGTCGGCCCGGTAAATGCATGATTTATGCATAAGAATGCAAATTAGCATTTGCCAACCCCAAAAACTCCCGTCACTATCCCCGTTATGCAAAAACGCAACGTTTCTATCGTCTTAAGAGAGCTGCTGGACCGCGACCGGATCTCCCCCACGGAGCTTCACCGGCGCACTGGCGTGCCTCAATCCACATTGTCCCGGATCCTCAGCGGCAAGATCGTTGATCCGTCGGACAAGCACATCTCGCGCATCGCCGAGTACTTCCGCGTGAGCACCGACCAACTGCGCGGCCGCGCGGCGGTGGGGGCTTTGCGCGATGACGGGCGCGACCCGATGCATTCGGAACTCAAGGACATAAGCCTGTGGGACGACGACACGCCCGTTAATGATGACGAGGTGTCGATCCCCTTTTTGCGCGAGGTTGAATTGGCTGCTGGATCAGGAAGATTCGTCATCGAGGAAAGCGAGAAGGCCAGCCTGCGATTCGGCAAACGCAGCCTGCGGCATAACGGTGTGCAGTTCGACCAGGCCAAGTGTGTGACGGTGCGCGGCAACAGCATGTTACCGGTGTTGCGTGATGGCGCGACGGTCGGGGTGAATGCGGGCAAGAGTGGCATTGGTGACATCGTCGATGGCGACTTGTATGCCATCAATCACAACGGCCAACTGCGGGTTAAACAGCTCTACCGCCTGCCTTCCGGGATTCGCCTGCGCAGTTTCAACCGGGATGAGCATCCGGACGAGGACTACAGCTTTCAGGATATCCAGGATGAGCAGATCAGCATCCTCGGCCATGTATTCTGGTGGGGCATGTACGCCCGTTAACCGTCCTCTGTAAGACAAAGCCCACCAACGAGTGGGTTTTTTTTCGTCTGAAAAACGACAAAGCCTTTGCCTGCAGGGCTTCAAATGCATCTGTGCATTTTATGTGCAGAAATAAATGCATTTATGCATTGACTGTATATGCATACATGCATATTCTCCATCTCAAGCCAGCCAACATGGTCTGGTGGAGGCGGCAAGGATGCTGCCAAGGAAGACAAGGAAGGCACGCAACATCGGCAAGGATGCCATCTGAGCGATGGCAGGGACGCCAAGTAACACCGGCAAGGATGCCGACGCTCTTTAGTTTCATCACGTTACAAGAACAGGCAGCGATGAACCGGCCTTAACGGTTCAGAGGGTTGGCAACTGACCCGGGTGTGCAGCGTAAAGCACCAGAAGCAGTTATCCGGCAGACAGGGATCGTGGTCGGAAAAACATTGAGGAAAGAACCGTACCGCGCCAGTAGCGCCGACAGTTCGAAGCGGGACCGCATTACTGAAAAGCCCGGGCAACCGGGCTTTTTGGAATGCCTACCTATAAATGGATTTACCCAGATACCGGCCCCTTGCCGGCAGGCTCAGCCAGGAGGCGTGACATGACAAACGAGCAGCAAGTGTTAGCGGAAATGCCTGTCTGGCTGGTGATCGCACTGGCCCTGGTGGGTGGGGTGTCCGGCGAAATGTGGCGTGCCGACAAGGAGGGCGCTCGCGGTTGGTCGCTGATCCGGCGCCTGGCGCTGCGGTCCGGGGCGTGCATGGTCTGCGGGGTATCGGCGTTGATGCTGTGCTATGCCGCCGGCATGTCGATCTGGACCTCCGGCGCCATTGGTTGCCTGACCGCCATGGCCGGCGCGGACGTGGCCATCGGCCTCTATGAACGCTGGGCTGCCAAGCGCATTGGGGTCAACGAGCCCCCGAACTCTCGCCCGGATCAGCAGTAACGGCTGCAAGGATGCAAGCAGATGACACTTCTCGAAAAACCTTCCCAACTGCCCGTGGCGATTGCGGACGCGCTGAAAAGCGCTTTCCCACAACTGCTAGTAGGCAACCACCAGGACTTCTCCGGAACAGGAGATAAAACCGGGATTTTGATCAGCGTGGAGCGCAACGGCCCGGGCGTTCGCTCCCTTGCCGGGCGCAAGGCACACGCTTTGTCAGTTTCACTCAAGGCCATGGTCGCCAGCGGGGCTGCGCCCTTTGACGCCTGCGACCTGGCCAGCCAATTGATGGACTTGGCCCTGGATAACCGTTGGGGCCTGCCGCCCGATCAGTGCGATTTGCCCACCGCGATTGTCGCGGCACCTTCCGCACTCACCGGCGCGGAAACGGACTACGACACCTGGAGCGTGTCTTTCACCCAAAACCTCTATCTCGGCCCGTCACTGCTCGAAGATCCCACAGGTAAACCGCTGTTTGCCCGCACCTGGGAAGTCACGAATATCGACGATCCGGATCAATACCGCCCGTTGCAGGAGTAGTCCATGCATTGCTACGGGATAGCCTCGGCCTGGTCTCGATACTGCCAGATCGCAACAGTAGCTTCCAAGCCAGCCAAGGCCCCCACTGCTCGCACGAGCGGGAGGGGGCTTGGCAGATAAATAAACGGACTTGCAGATGTTGAACGAATTCAGATGCGGTAACTGCAAAAGACTTCTCGCCCGTACGGGTGGGTTTACAGAGCTCCAGATCAAATGTTCCCGATGTGGGACGCTGAATCATGTGAAGGCCACGAGCCTCGAGCAATCGCCCATGAGCGCCATACGCCCAATACAGAGGCCTGAACTTAAATCAGCTAAGTAACGGAGTTTAAAATGGAAAACGCAAATTCGGCGTCTCAAACCTTGCAAGATCTTTGGACCCAAGTGCAACCGGTGGATAACACCGGCATGCTTAGGCGCGTGGTTTTTGGGGACGGCAAGTTTTATGCGGCTGGTGGCAACGGTCTTCCCACAACCACTCAGCTTGTCAGCGGAGGCGCGACTGGTACAGCTTGGACCAAGCTTAAGGACGTCGTCACCTCTGATAGCGGAAAGGTCCTCAACGACCTGTACTGGAACGGTCTTGGGACACAGCTTCAAGCCCTTTCTCAATCCGGCAATGTGGCCTACGGCAGCACAGCACGCCCTGAAAGGGCTTGGACAGACATTACGGCAACTGTTCGCGCGTCCGGAGACTTGCAAGGCGTTGTGTATTATCAGCCAATTAACGGCAGCAACACGACCTGGATACTGGTTGGGTCTAACGGTAAAGTCTTTTCCCGTTATGGTGATTGGTCAGGCCAGGTGGAGCGCACTACGACCTTCACTTCTAGCGAGACAGTGTACTGCGTCAACGTCATTGGCGTTTTTGTGTTGGTTGCGGGATCGAATGGGAAGCTGCTTAGCGCTGTGAAGATGGCGACAAATGATTCGCAATCATTCTCGACCGTAACCAGCACCTTCGGCACTAGCACCATCCTTTCCATGAAGCTTTGCAACGGGAAAATGTTTATCGTTGGTGCGGATGGCAAGATGGCATATTCATCCGATGGGCTTAACTGGACTGCTGTTGAAGATACCAGTTTCGGTGGAACCATCATCCGCGACATTGCTTACGGTAATGGCAAGTATGTAGCTGTCGGCGACGGCGGCAAGACAGCCGTTTCCGAGGATGGGATCGGCTGGGTTCAGCAAGTCAACACTTTCGCAGGAACCGATATCCGGAGCGTCGCCTACGGCAACGGCAATTTTGTAGCTGTTGGTGCAGGCGGCAAGATTGCTTACTGGACTCCATGATCTTCTATCTCCTTGCGTAATAGAGCCCAGCCGTCGCGCTGGGCTTTTCTCGTTATGAGGCAAGGAAAATGTCCGGCACTATCCAGTCCAGCAACTGCGTGCCGGGCGTTTCCGGCTGGAAGCTCAATACCGTCACCGGTGAGTTCGAGATTAACTCTTGCACCCGCGGCAGCGCGGCCAATGCGCCAGAGCGTCAGATGGTGTCGGTCGAAGTGGCCAGCTGGAGCAAGTACGACCTGCCCAAGAATACCGCCAACCTGCTCCAGTTCATGCAGGCCGAGCTGCAGAAGCTCCCCGAGCGGTATCGCCATGTCGCCGAATTCGAAGAGTTCGATGCGAGCTACGGCGATGAGTCGTTCAATTCCCGCCTCTTCCTAACCTACGCCCGACTCGAAACAGAAGAAGAGCTGGCCGATCGCCTGGAGAAGGCTAAGGTTGCCGGTACACGGGTCAGCATCAAGAACGGCTTGACGACTGTCATCCACGATGGTGTTGTACGGTACATGATCGGCAAGCTGGACCAGCCAGATCCTGAACCGCCTGATCCCTTCAAGGTTGATGACGCAAGGGCCTATATCAACGAGGCCACCATCTCTGACGCAACAATCGACAACAGTCTCGCAGCGAATTGGTCTATTCGAGTTAAGTTAGGCTCATATGGCCGACCATACGCAGCCGGTTTTGGCATGGGCGAGCTTGAGGGCTTCGAGTTTAACCTGGACTAACAGGTCAAAGAGGTGATCCGCTCCGAGCTTCGCCAGGGCGGACTGCTCTGGCGTTCACGCTAATTCACGGCCTGCCACTGAGCGAGCCTTTTCGTTTTCGACTCCACCACACCCATTGCTCCGAGCTGGGAGTTCTGCTGGAGCTGACTTATTTGTACAGGTCGTACCTCGGCCACTTTTCTCTATGAAGTGGCGATGGTGGTACCGGCACTGTGTTGCTGGTGGTCTGTGGTGTTGCTCCACGGCCACGCAGATGCACACACCCGCCAGATGGTGTGCCAATGACGACCATTGCCTACAAAGATGGCGTGATCACCAAGAGTCAAACCCATGCTCATGACGCTTCCCCAACTGCTTCAGGTGATGCCTGGCGCCCGTGCGCGTGCGGGCCTGTTTTTAACCGCCCTGAATGCAGCGTTCGTTCGCTACGAGATCGACCGCCCACTACGCATCGCCGCCTTCCTCGCCCAGGTCGGCCACGAATCCGCCGAGTTGCGCCATGTGCGCGAACTGGGCAGTGATGCGTACCTGAGCAGGTACGACACCGGCCCGTTGGCCGCGCGCCTGGGCAATACCCCGCAAGCCGATGGCGACGGCCAGGCATACCGGGGCAGGGGGCTGATCCAGATTACCGGTAGTCACAATTATCTGGCCTGCAGCCGGGCATTGTTCGGCGATGACCGTTTGTTGCGCGAGCCGATGCTGCTCGAGTTGCCCCAATGGGCCGCCGCCTCGGCCGGCTGGTTCTGGCAGAGCAATGGCCTGAACGAGCTGGCTGACAAGGGGCAGTTCACCACCATCACGCGGCGCATCAACGGCGGGCTCAATGGGCTGGAGGATCGCCTGCGGCTGTGGGCGCGGGCGAAGGCGGTGTTATGCGTTTCCTAAATGTGTGCCGGCTGATAGGCGTGGGCCTGCTGGTGGCAGTTGTCTGGCAGGTGCAGGCATGGCGGTACTCGGCGCGGATTGAACATTTGTCGGCAACACAGATCCAGGCCGCTCTGCACCAGCAACAGTTTGAGCAAGAGCAACGGCTGGCCCTGGAGCAACAACTCAGCGCCAGCGACACACAACATGCTCGGGAGTTGAGCGATGCGCACCATCACCAGGCTGTTCTGCGCGATCGGCTGGCCACTGCTGATGTGCGGTTGTCAGTCCTTCTCGACGCTTCCAGTGACTGTTCAGTGCCAGCCACCACCCCCCCCGGCGGCGTGGTTCATGCAGCCCCGCGAGCCCGACTTGACCCGGCGCATGCTCAGCGAATTATCGGGATCACCGACGACGGTGATAACGCCCTGATCGCCTTGCGCGCCTGTCAGGCGTACGTGCGCGCCGTCGCCCGCTAGCTTCTTGAGACAGTCCGTCACTTGCGCGTGCGATTGGCTCCTGTAGGGTAGGCAAACCCCCGCCTACGTCTGGAGACGACCGTGAAGGAAATCACTCAACTGGCTGCTGAACTGGGTCGCCGTCTACAGGTGCTCAACGCCCATGTCACCACTGCCGAGTCCTGCACCGGCGGCGGTATCGCGGAAGCTATCACGCGGATTCCGGGGAGTTCTGCCTGGTTCGAGGCGGGTTATGTCACCTATTCCAATCGACAGAAGACGCGGCAATTGAATGTGCCGGAAACGTTGTTTCCAAAAGTTGGCGCCGTCAGCCAGGAAGTGGTGGAAGCCATGGTGCGTGGCGCACAGGAAAAGAGCCTGGCGCGATTTGCCGTCGCGGTCAGCGGTGTGGCGGGGCCGGATGGCGGTTCCCGGGACAAACCGGTGGGCACTGTCTGGCTGGCCTTTGGCGTGGGCGAGGACGTCACGGCCGAACTGGAACACTTCCCTGGCAACCGCGACGAGGTCCGCCGACAAACGGTAAAGGCTGCGCTAGAGGGGTTGTTGCGACGAGCTGCAGCAGAAATAGAAAATCAGGGGTAGGCGATCTCCGATCTTTGTGGAACAATACTGTCTACTTATACAGGTGTTGGCCGCCCCGGCCTTATTGATTACGTGAGGACTTTAATGGACGACAACAAGAAGAAAGCCTTGGCTGCGGCCCTGGGTCAGATCGAACGTCAATTCGGCAAGGGTGCCGTAATGCGTATGGGCGATCACGACCGTCAGGCGATCCCGGCTATTTCCACTGGCTCTCTGGGTCTGGACATCGCGCTCGGCATTGGCGGCCTGCCAAAAGGCCGTATCGTTGAAATCTACGGTCCTGAATCTTCCGGTAAAACTACCCTGACCCTGTCGGTGATTGCCCAAGCGCAGAAAATGGGCGCCACCTGCGCGTTCGTCGACGCCGAGCACGCATTGGACCCTGAATACGCCGGCAAGCTGGGCGTCAACGTTGACGACCTGCTGGTTTCCCAGCCGGACACGGGTGAGCAAGCCCTGGAAATCACCGACATGCTGGTGCGCTCCAACGCCATCGACGTGATCGTGGTCGACTCCGTGGCTGCCCTGGTTCCCAAGGCTGAAATCGAAGGCGAAATGGGCGACATGCACGTGGGCCTGCAAGCCCGTCTGATGTCCCAAGCGCTGCGTAAAATCACCGGTAACATCAAGAACGCCAACTGCCTGGTGATCTTCATCAACCAGATCCGTATGAAGATCGGCGTGATGTTCGGCAGCCCGGAAACCACCACCGGTGGTAACGCGTTGAAGTTCTACGCTTCGGTCCGTCTGGATATCCGCCGTACCGGCGCGGTGAAAGAAGGTGACGAGGTTGTGGGTAGCGAAACCCGCGTTAAAGTCGTGAAGAACAAAGTGGCCCCGCCTTTCCGTCAGGCTGAATTCCAGATTCTCTACGGCAAGGGTATCTACCTGAACGGCGAGATGATCGACCTGGGCGTGCTGCATGGTTTCGTCGAAAAATCCGGTGCCTGGTATGCCTACAATGGCAGCAAGATCGGTCAGGGCAAGGCCAACTCGGCCAAGTTCCTGGCAGACAACCCGGACATCGCCGCCACGCTTGAGAAGCAGATCCGCGACAAGCTGCTGACCCCAGCGCCAGACGTGAAAGCTGCCGCCAACCGTGAGCCGGTTGAAGAAGTGGAAGAAGCCGACACTGATATCTGA